TTGCTGATCGAGTCGGTTATGCCGTTTGCAAAGCCTGCAAGGATTCCCCCACCAAGGTTATCAAAAAACAAAGCGTCTGTTACTTTCTTCAAGGAGTCGCCGGGGCCCGGGGTGCTGAGACCCTGTTTCACACTTGAGAAGTCCCCGACACCACCAACAGAGAATTGGCGGGCAAAACCGGCAGCTACGCCGGAAATACCAGCCCTGATGTCAACCAAAGCTTGGTACATCTGGTGGTTAACATCTAGCGTATCTACGGCCGTATCAGCGAGCCGCGCAGTAGCGTTAGCAATAGACTCGGATTTCTTACTCGATTCGCCAAGCACCGTACCCAAGGACTGCGTGGATTGGCGATACGCCGCACTTAACTTGGCTATGGCTTCGTCCTGCTTTTTATTAAAAGATGAAACCGCCGCAGCGATCCCGGCAGCTGCAAGACCCCACACGCCCGCCGCCCCTACGCCAGCTAGGATGCCCCCGCCGCCTCCGCCCGCACTACCGCCGCCTGATACTGCTTGCTGCATATTTAGAATAATTGGTTTGGTTATAGCTTCATGGGCCATTTCTGCGAGAGTTTGCTTAAAGGCGCTGGCCAAGTTATCCAGCACGGCTTCAGCCCCGCCGTCCAGGTTGGTCCACATGCTGGCAAACGCATTTCCGATCCGCTCGGCTGCGTCTTCCGAGAACTGCATAGTTTTTTTCTCGGCAGTGCGCTGTTCTTCAACCCATTTTTTATACGCTGAAACGTACTCTTGCTGGTCTTTGGCTGTTTGCGCTGCAACGTCGGCCGCTTTAGCTGCATTAAGGTACCGTTCTTTTTCAGCCCCGGAAACTTTGACCAGACCTTTCTCAATATCGTAAAGCGCTTCAGCGTATTTGCTGGTGTTACCTGCCAGCGCGGCCTCTTTTTCCATCTGCTGAATCGTGGCGGCAATCGACGCCGCACGGGTCTTTTCAGCCGCGGCCAGATCTTCCGTTTTCTTCTTCTGTGCTTCTAACGACTCAAGAACCGCGTACCGTTTGACGAGTGCTTCTGCTTCTTCAGCACTCAGATTCTTAACGGCGCCGGTGCGTAGGTTGTAAGCCATTTCTGCAGATTTGGAACTGTTGCCAAAAAGGGCAATCTGCCGCTCTATGTCTGCTGATAGTTTTTTGTACTCTTCGCTTGTGGCCTTAGCCGCGAATGCCGACTTGTCCAACATGCTGAAAGCCGCTTGCCCCACCATACTGAAATTGTTAGGCAACAGGCCGAGGATGCGGTCAACGTTGCTTAAGGAGTCCACAAAGTCGGCTACTTGCTCTTTGGGTAGAGCAACTGCACCGGCAACGTCTTTCAGCTGGTTTAGTTTGTTAGTCGCGGATTCTATCGCTGCACTAACTTCGAGAATGTCTTGCTCAGCGTCAGCCAGTTCTCCTTCTTTGGAAAACAGGAAACCCTCACCGGATGAGGCGACAGCGTCCCGGATGTTCCGGAGCGTTTGCAGTTTCTCAGATAGCCCGTCGATAAGGTCTTGCTGGTCCTTTATCTGTCTGCGGTATTCCTGCCGGGCGAGAACTTGTTGCGCAACGCCGAGGGCTTGAAACTTACTAGAAACCTCACCGACAGAGACACCAAGAGTGTCTACGATCTTTTCAGCTTCACTGGCACGGGTTGCAAAGTAGTAAATTGCCGCACCGGCCAAAAAGGCCACACCGACTGGGCCGCCCAGGAACCCCATTGCGGCGCCTAACCCCTTCATAGCGGTAGCCAAAGCACCGGTACCGGCAACAGCGGCTTGGGTTTGAGCTAAACGGGCATTGGCGGCAGTAGCGGCGGCCGTTGCTGCGGCAGTAGCACCAACTACTGTCGATAGCCTTTGCTGGGCAACTGCTTGGGCATTAAGAGCGACAATCAAGGGGCCTACAGAGCTTGTAGCGGTACCGTTAGCTTTGGCCAAACTGACCGCAGCCAAGGCGGCAGTGTTATCTGCCCGGGCTTTCACTAAAGAAGCCTTGGCCGCCTCTGCTTCTACGGCCGCCCGTCGGGCGGTACCGACAGCCGCGTCGTTCTCTGCGACTGCTAAAGCCCGTGCGGCAGTTACCGCAGCGAGTTGGCCTTGTACTGTGGTCGCTAAAGCTGCGGCGAATTTAACGCCCAGAACTAAAGCAACTGCGCCGACAGCGTCAGCGACTAAATCAAGATTTTGCGCAAAGAAGACCAGCGCCTGCCCCGCGAAGGCCAGCGCCTGCCCCGCGGCAGTTGAAACGTCCGCAATGTTTTCCGACCCGGCTACGAACTCAAGAGCGAATGTTCGGGCCAATTCGGCACTTTGGCCAAAGGTACGCTTGGTAGTGTCAACCAGTCGTTGCGCTTCGTCTGAATACCCTTCAAGCGATTTAATCAATATCTCGGATGTGATGCCGCCGGTAGCGGCGAACTCCCGTAACTCCCCGCGGGTTTTACCCAAGGATTGGGCGATAGCATCGAGAATGCGCGGCGCACCTTCAGCAACAGAATTGAATTCGTCCCCACGCAAGGCGCCTGACGCCAAGCCCTGGTTCAATTGGGTGATGGCGCCTGCAGCTTCTGCAGCGGATTTACCGCCAGCAAGGAATAGGTTGTTTATGGTTCGCGTGACGCCTATAACGCGTTCCTGACTGACTCCGAGGTCGCCGGTAGAGCGCGTGATTGCCGCATAGAGACCGGCAGTAGCGTCAAGACTAGAATTGGTATCTTTGGCCAGTTGTACAACTTTGGCTTGTGTGGTGAGTAAGTCTGCTTGCGAATCGGTAACACCGACGAGCACGTTCTCGACATTAGTCCACGCGTCGGAGTATTCAAGAACTTTAGCAGCTGCAGCCCCCAAGCCGATGCCTGCTATGGCACCGCCCAAGAGCTTGGCTGTAGATCCGAGGGAGTTAAAAGACTTCTCGGCAGTATCTCCTGACCTTGCCATCCGGTCGAGGTCTCTCTGTGCGTCAACTGCGTCCCGCGAATCGACGCCAAGGCGCAAGTACGCTGTGAAATCCTGCATAGTTTGCCCCTTGGTTCGTTTTACTTACGCATTTGCTTGCGTAGCCACTTCGAGTGTTCACGCTTGCGTTTATCAGTCATTTCCGGAACATACGGCGGCGGGCAATGCGGTGCTTGCGCCAAACGTGCTTGTGCGACGTACTGCTCCGAAAGAATACGAACAGTGCGCGCCTCCCACGTAGTTAGCCGGATCCCTGTTGCTGCTTGGTACGCGTGTATCTCAGACCATGGTAAGGGTTCAATAGACGCGTAACCTGAAGAAGCAGTCCCGATAGCAGCCAGCGTGTCCAAACAAAGCCTGCTGCCCTCTACCGGGGGTAACTCTTTCAAAAAGTCAGGGATGTCAGCCGAGTATATCCGTTGTACCGGCTTGGCCTCTTCGGCCCGTCTCCCTTTCGGTGGTTCTACTTTTGGTGCCGTGCTCAGCCAGGCATCGTGCCTTATGTATCGGATCCAGCTGTCGCGGCAACGGGCAAAAAATTAGAGCGCTTAACCAGTCGCGCCCACATTTGGTCACGCATAACCGGCAAACGCGTGAAGAACTCACGGATCTTCGCCTTATCCCCGCCTGAATAGTCCGTATCGCCTATACGGCAGCTCACTAACTCAATACAGCAAGCGACTACTTTTTCAAGCTTTTCGGTATTTTCACCGTCAACGCCTTTAGCGTCCGCCTCTGCAATCTGCGCACGGGCTTTTTGGTGTGCTATTTCATATTGGGGCGAATCGGGGCCGTACATACGTGCGCCGCCGGGCAACTCTTTGGCTTGCAGATCCATAAAAGGGAAGTACACGCCTTCGCATGAACGGGACACGGTATCTAAAGCAGCAAAATCAAAACTGTTCATATTAGCCTCTGTCAGTAGGTTGTTTCTGTCAGTAGTGAATTAACGTCCCCGCGGGCCTGACAGGACACCTGCGGGGACGGTCTTTCGACTCGTTACACAGTCACGAAGGAAGCGGTAAGCGTCACGTTTGCAGTGACGTTTGTGTGTCTTCGCGGGTTGGTTGTAGATGCGTCAGACCATTGGGAGAACTCATGCGTCACCGCATTTGTTGGTTGAGCATAAACATAGGTACCGTCTTCGCCGTCTTCTACTGTTTGCACGGTATCGCCAACTATAAACCCGTTCGCACCGGCAAGGTAGGTCAAGGTGAACAGGTCTGTACCTGCTTTGGTCACAATGCCTTTAGTCGGTGAGAACGTGAAAGTTGAGAATTTGAAGGTGTTAGCTTCCAAATTTTCGTCAGTGAAACCGGAAATGGTACCGATTTGGAAGTCGATAGAGCCGTCCGCGTAGTGGATAGCCAACGAGAAGACTTTACCCTTGTTCGCGCCGTCAAAGCCGGATTTAACCAACTGATGTGTAGCATCTAACTGCACATGACGACCCATGTTAATAGCACGGTCATTGTAGCTGATAGCGCCTGCGCGCTTAACTTCTACACCCGTTTTCAGCGGAATGTACGACTGGACCGCAGCAGTACCCCCACCGGCACCGACAGACACTACGTCATCGATTTCAGGGGACCAAGTTAACGCCTCGAATCCTGCCACGTCGTATGTGGTTGGTTCACCCAATACGATTTTGCAATACGATCCGACCGCGAGATCTGTTTGAGCCATGATAAAACCCTCTTAGTTACGCGGCAGAACCGCAATGAAAAACACCCGTAAAACTATCTTGTACCAACCTGCCTCGTTGACGCCGGGGGCTTGTGATCTACGTATCACTGTAAGCCGCTGACCGTCATTCTCAAGACGCAAACCGAGCTTAAATACTGCGCTGATTGCATCCGCTTTGTTCTTTGCATCCCAGGAATACCCGTCTTCCGGGTACCGTAAAATTACTTGCAACAGACCGTCTGTCTGGTCGCTGGTGTTCAGGGACAAAGTAGTCGTGTCGTTCACGAACGTGTCCAGCTGTGCGTAGGCTGTCCCGGCCTCTGGCGTATATTCTGAATTCTCATAGGCTATCGGCAAACCGAATCCGGCGTCGATAAAGTGCTGTATGAGTGCCTGTTCCAGTTTAGCGGTCACCTGCTGCCCTCTCCCGGATGATCCGGCCAATACGCGCAATCGTTTTGCCGACCATAGCGTCCAATTCTTCCAGTGCCACAATGTACGGCAAGTTATTGCTGATTATCATTAATGACCGGGGGCGGACTGCTGCCACTACTTTAGCTTTCGTCTCTGCGCCGGTCTTGTCTGTGTTCTCTGTCGCCTGCGTCGCGGGGGTAGCGGATGTTGTCTGCCAATTCCCTCTTGCTCTGCCGGTATCTACCCGTGTGTTGTCGATCACAGAATTGAACGTCTCAATAGTTATAGCCCGTTGCACTGTGTCCACTCGCTCGCCCATTTGGACAGCGATCTTGCGCAAATCAGAGCCGAAACTCACGCCCTCACCCGCACGAAATATACTAATGGTGTCCCCGCTGGGCTACTCGGTTCTATCTCTTGTATCGACCAACCCGCCGTCTTGTCCGACATCAAAGGGGCGAAGGTGTCATCCAGAATCATGAGTTTGTCCCCCGCCTTGATCCGTGTGCCGTCTACTAACCGTGCCTTGATCGGTACCACGACACCGTTAGGTGTGAAGGTCTGCGGCGTCCCTGGTGTAGTAATCTGCCCTGTCGCTGGGTTGCGGACTTCACCCACTACCCTGTTAAACGTAATCGGCGCGCCGAACTCAGCTAACAGACTGCGTGCGACGGCGGCCATGTCCGCATAGAAACTCATGCGCGAACATTCGCCTTGCTAATGGTGATCGGGTATGTACCCGCCGCTACGCCGCTGATGACGAAACGACTCACACCAAACCCGCTGGCGATCAGTGCCGACTCACCGGTACCGTCTGCAACGTCTACTGTTTTTTCTGCACCGGATCGCGTATGCGCAACCAGTGTCATATCTTCGGCATCAAAACCGTTGATATCGAATTGGTACCCGCCATTGTGGGTCAGGTCGTACGTGTAACAGTCCAACGTGTCCGACTCACCGGCGCATACCCAAGAAATCTGTTGGCCTAATAGTGCTGTCTGTGCCATATGTGCCCCTATCGGCGAATGAGTTCAATACTCATAAAGCCCGTATCTTCTAATAAACTTGCAAGTAGTGCGTCCGCACGGCTCGCTCTGATAGCGCTTTGTCCTGTAGCGTCACTTACCGCGTATTCAACGTCTACCGCTCCTTCCACCCGTTCACGTTTCTTGATAAGTGAGGGGTTGGCCGCAGGGTTCCAAGGGTCAAAGCCATCACGAATATCAAGTGCGTATTCCATTTGGCACTCTTTCACCGTCACCGGGATCTCGTCGCTTTGCCAGCCCCACCCGTTAATCGTCAAATTGACACGGGGGTACGCTGTGCTCTGATCACGGGTAACACGACCGCCGAGTAAACGACCTTCGTGCTGTCCTATAAACTTGCACGCTTTCCGTAGCGGAACATCGCTGGCGTCCGTGTCGGGTACTGTTACGCCCAGAGCCGCCGCATACGCGATGAACTCAGAACGCAGGACCCAACTGTCGGCGCCAGGGACGTTTGAACCGTCTTCGACTACAAGAGCCATCAGGCACCCAGTACTTGACGGGCAACGATTTCAGCTTCAATAGCAGATACTACTCCCGTACGTGGGCGAGCACTTGCTTTCTCAGCGTCTAAATGGCCTTGCAACTCTTCGACGGGCACGTTTGGTAAAGCGGCGGTAATCTGTGCAGTGGTACCTTTCAAAAAGGGACTGCCGGTAGTTTCCGTGCTTTTAGGTGCATCGAAAAGTTCATGCTTTTCAGGGTCAAAGTCGGATTTGTTAATAATAACGCCGCCGTCATGACTACCGTCGGTGGCCCAGCCTCTGACTCGTACAGTTTCTACTGCCATATCTATGCTCGCTCTGTCAGTTTAAAGAATGTCGGTGCGGCGAACCGCACCAGGTATTAGCCCAACAGCAGGGCGGTCCACTCGGGTTTGATGTTACGCACACCCCAAGCTATCGCGACCTCGTAACGCACCATACGTTGGCCCGGATAGATCGCCAATTCGAAGGCAAGGCCAGTACGTGGGTCAACAATGGTTGCCACGTCTAACGCCAGATCACCCTCTTCCGGACGCTCAGGCAAACGAGTCGCCAGTACGATAGCGTTACGGTTAAACGCCATGTTGCGCGCTGAAGTGGCCACAACAGTGATGTTGGTAGCAGAAGCGGGGATAGCCTGCATCAAGCCCGGCGCGTTCAACACGATAGTACCGCCGCCAGAGACGTCAGTGTCACCTGTAGCAACTACATACTTGCGTGGGTCGTTAGCGAAGGAAACAACGTCACCGGCCAAGATCGTACCGGTACCGGCAGAGGCCAGAGTGATAGTGGTCGCACCGATAGCATACCCGGCGTTGTTTGTGGTCGCAGAAGCACCGGTACCGGCAGTAGCTGTGACAATTTGCGCAGATTCGCGCAGATCAAAGCCGGAGGTACTTAAGAAAATACCTTGACGCAGGATAGTTGCGTCCCCGTTGGTGTTATACGTGCCTTGTTTGCCCAAAAATTTGGCACCAGCAGAGGTATTCATAACCAAATGGTTGTCGAATGCTGCGGGTGCGCCGTTGTCCTTCAGGATCTTCAACGCTTCGGTAGCGTCGGTGAAGTCGTTAGCAGTCGCAAACGGGGTTGTACCAGCGGTACCGTATGCACGGCTGAAACCGGACTGCAACGCCGCCAAATCGGCCTCAACTTCGTTAACCAAGCCGCGGATAGCTTGTGCGATTTGGTTGACACGAATATTCGCGTAACCGGGTCCGCCGTTGTTCAAGCCTACTTGCTCGGTACCATTCCAGCTGAAAGGACGACCGCGGGATTTACTGATTGTAACGTCTGCATTGCCGACAGTCTGGTCAGCAGCAGCTGGCAGCGTCATGGCGGGAGTAACGTCAAAACCGGCAGAGTTAGCAGGTACGATAGGAACTTGGACAACCTGACCTTTAGCTGCACGGTTGAAGCGCGCATCCATAGTAACGGCAGGAATTAAGCCGGTGAGTTCGCGGGAAACTTGGTCGATAGCCGCATAGGCATCGGGGATCAGGTCGGTAAGTGTGTTAGCCATGTGATTGCCTCGTGTCGTGAATTGGCCGAGGCAAACGAAAAAAGTCCGTGCTCGGCAAGGATAATAGAATCATCATTGCGAGTCACGGACTCGGAGCGCCAGCCACAGACTGTGCGCTACTAATGTGACAAATGTAGACTAACGGCCTTGCAGTGTCAACTAGTCGGCGTATTTCTTGGGGCTGTCCAGCACTGACTTGAAGTAGGCCGCTTGCGCTATTGGATCCATAGCACGAACTTGCTCTTGTGTCTTCAACTTACCCCCGCCTGCTGCAGCGGCGCCCGGTTGCCCTGCGCCACCTGCACGACTGCCAACGATCAGCGGTGCCAAGTAGGGCACAGCTTTAAGTTCTTTGATCAAGTCGTCAAAGGTTAACGCAGACACGTTACCCTGTGCATCCAATACACGGGTAGCCGGTTTGCCGTCCTTAATCTCGGACTTCAAACGCGCACGTACGTGAGGCATGAGCGCAGGTGAACACCCTTCCATTGCGATCTTGTTACAGATCTCGGATGCTGCCGAACCTACCGTAAGCTCTTCGATCATGGCGTGACTAGTGGCCAATTCAGTTTGCAATTCAGTTTCGCGGGCCGTGTACTTCTCGGTCCATGACTTTTCCAGCACGGCAACGTCCCCGCTAGCCGCGGCAGCTTTAAGCGCGTTTTCTTTGGCCAGTTTTTCCTGTTCTTTGCGGTGCTTCTCGGCTTCCTGATGTTTCTGCTTATACAGCTCGTTCTCTTCGCGAAGGGCTTTAGCCGCGGCCGCATCGGCTTTCAATGCAGTGATCTGTTCCGGGGTTAACACTTCCGTATCGGTTGCGGGCGGGACGGCATCCGCACCTACTCCACGGGCCATACCAGGGTTTTGCGCCCAGTACAGTGCCCAGTCGGCAGAATAGGGGTCACTTGGTCGATTAATACGGTGTTTCATATCAGTATTTCCTCTGTCAGTTGTTGTAGTTCATGCGTTTAAACTGGTTTGATTGTATCTTACAGCCCTGCCTTTGCAAATGCGGCCGGATCGGTCTCCCGCATCTGGGAAATGGATAACGGACGGGCGCCGGGACCGATAGTCAACCCGGCAAACTGATCAGGTGATAGTCCACCGTCGCGAAACAATTTACCCAGCGTAGGACTGCCGAGTGCCGCATCCTGGAAAGCTTTAGGCTGCGTCTTCAGCCAATCGTATGAACCAAGGTCTGCGCTGACCGGTTCTACGCCGTCTTCCCCGCGGGATGACCGCGTCGCGTCTTCTTGTAAAAAGCTGAATCTATCGTCAAGCGCGGCCGCCATTGTGGACCGGCAACGACCATGAACTGGCGGCATAGGCCCTTTGCCGATAGGGTACGTCTCGTCAAGTTGCCCAAGTGCTCGGCATTGTTGAGTAGTGCGGCCGTCAAACACGGCGCGGAACTTCCAGCCCCTTACAATATCACTATTCTGTTCCCACGTTCGCTGGCGTGACATTGCCGCTGTGTGTTGCAAACCAGTACGAACAAGAAAATCGGCATCTTTATAACTCATTCCCAGCACACCGTCCGCGTACCCAGCTTTTTTGGTGCCGATAATGCTGCGGATTATCTCGGGAGTGGTCTGGCCACGGATAGCACCCACATTAATGGCCGCATTGACCCGTTTGACTGTCTTTTGTGACAGGTCGGCAATGGTGTCGCCTAGGAAAAACCCGTTATAGCTACCTTGTACCGCCATCGGGTTAGTGAACACGGCCGTTTCAATCTGGGAAGCGGAAGGCAGCGCAAAGTCATAGTCCACTACCTGCGCAAGTGATTTGACCTCGAACTGCGACTCGTACACTCCGAAGTCGAGCACTCCTTCACGCCACACCGCCTCATAATCTTTGTAAACAGCAACCAAGGCGCTGTCGATTTCAGCATTTAGTTTCTTAAGCCGGGCCAGCGAGTAATCACTCAAATTTTTGTCGCCCAGTTTCACCCGGACAACACCAGCCAGATCCAAAAGGAACTTTTCGAACTTCTTGACTTCCGCGCCTTTGTACCTTTCAACAAAAAACTGGTGACGGGTAGCAATCGCGGTCAGTTCTTCGGGCGACGTAGCCATCAGCACACCCTATCAATGCGCAACACGCCGCGGTCAAACCAGTTGGTGTATTCCCCGTGCCAGTAGTCCAGAGAATCGTTAAAAACAGACCCGATAGCTTTCCAATCTGCGGGGGGCACTTTGTAGAGCGTGTTGACTTTGTCGTATGTTGGCGTCTGCGGTACCCCGCCGATGTGCAGCGTGTAGGGTTTGGCAGGGCAATTTGTTTCCGGATACATTGCTGATCCGCCGTAATCAGCGAATGCAAAAGCTGAAAAGAATACGGTAAAACTCAAAAGTAACTTCATACTTTCTCCGGTTAAGTTATTAAAGTGTAAGAGTGGGGGGAACATTGCCCCCGCCCGCTGCAGCAAGTTCCTGTTGAATATCTTCGTCTGTCTTCTCTGCCGCTATGGCTTCGTTTTTACGCATCCAAGCCCACAGATCCGAGGCGGGGAGCGCGCCTTGGAACCATGCAGCAACCATAGCTTGCAGCATTTGAGCATCGGCCGCCAGCTTCACGAAGTCTTGATTAATGGTGAACTGTTGGTCTTCTGCAGGTGCAACCCCCAGAAAGTCACAACACCAGACCATACACTGCGTATAGGCTTCTGAAATATTGCTGGCAACGAGTGATAAAACACTGTGTTGCATAGCCAATTCACCGCTTGCCTGTGTAGCCGTTTTAGTGGCAGAACCCGGCACCATAAAACGGGCGCCGAGGCCAATCATCATGTTGATTTTGTCTTTCATGGCTGCACCGACGAGGGGATTCTCCGGAGCGGATTCGATGCCGAATTGACCGTTAGCTGGAACACCAAGTAAATCCCTGCTGCCGATATACATTTTGTTATTTTTCATCAGGTCTAAATGCGCCTGAGTAAGTCCAGACATCCAGGGTTGTGCTTGGCCAATGAACCAGACGTTATCCTCAAAGTCCGCACTGTTGCGGTAGAGGCCGACGTTTATATGGACAATCTCTTTCATTAGCGGCTTGTTAACTTCCGGTGTGTTCGATACCGCACCGACAAACGTAAAAGGTATACGGTTCCACTTGGCGCCGGTTCCAGTAGTCGGGTATTCCGGTATTCCCGGCTCCCACGTCTTGACGCCATCCTGCCCCTTTGTTTCAACCCATTTGCGCTCAAAGTAAAAGCCGTCAGCATCAAGGCGACGTTCTCTGATGATCGGCGTGCTCTGGTGTTCAAAGTCCACCTCCACTACATCCTGTTCCGCTGTGCACACCAAAGACAGCAAAGTCTGCGCCCCTACCGTTTTCGTATTCCAGTTGATTATCTGATTGGGTTTGTAGGCGTGAATCGTAGGTATATACAACCCGCTGTTGATATCCGCCTGTGACAGTGCGTTAGCAGGACGGGCAGGGAACGATACGCAGAGGCCCGCACGGCTGTTTTTAACTACAGATTGGGCGACTGCCTGACTTTGTTGATAGATCGATTGCCCTGCACCGTCGCAGTTAGTTTTCAGGTAGTCCAGTGACGTTGACGCGGTGAATCTGGGCCATTTGGTGAACATAGTGCCGACCATTCCCGACACAGTCCAACCTGCCACACCGTAAAAGATGGCCCGCGCCTGGTACTGCTTGTTGCGCTCCGTGTTCTTGTCTGACGTATCCGTTGGGTTCAACTGGATGAGGTACTTTTTCAAGTTCTCACCAGCGGTGATATCGTCGATTTCCTGCCACAAGGGGGAATATTCGTCATAGGCGGGGTGATGTGCGTCAACAGCCATAGGGCACCTGTGCGGGTAGGGGTTTGCGGGATTCTAACAGTTTTAATTCGCCGAGCCTATGCCCGTGTACAGCAAGAACTCTTCAAGGCCCAGCTCAGCCGTCGCCAGATAACGGAAAGCATCCGCACAGTGGCTGGCCTCATCATGCAAAGGGTGATCACGAAAACAACCCAGTGTTTCATTCCACGCCTTGCGGTAGTTCTCAAGATGCGTGATGCCTTCTTCGCACTTGGACTCATCGAATATGCAACGGTCCAACAGCTGACGCGCCAGTTCAATACCCGTGTCAATGCTGCCTCTGGGTATGACTTTGAAGTCTATTGAATACTTTTCGCCGTCAATCAAGTACCCCTCGGCCGCCAGTGTTTTGGTGCTCTTGGCGCCCTGTGCGAATACCCGGTTTTCAATGTCATGCGGTGCGTAGTGGTCGCCGTACTTGTAGCCTTTGTCCTTCATGACCTTGAGATAGTGCTGCAGCCCTTCACCACTGTTCTCGTAGTAGTCAACCAGGTGAATCTCTTTGCCGATGCGCTGATAGAACCAGATTGCCGTAGCATCCCCGACCCCAAGATCCCAAGCCGTATGCACCAGCGCTTTTGTATTGCTCAGTGACGGGCAGATCCTGCGCTCGGCGTAAATCTTGACGAACTGGGTAGCGTAGTAGGCGCCCTTGACTGCTTGTGAAAACGCCTCGTCAGGGTGCGAAGGGTATTCCCTCAGCATCTTGTCGCCCAGTGTCTTCTCTTTGGCCGTATACCAGCGGCGTTGGCCGTCTGTAGTCTTGATGCCGTACTTAACTTCCAGCTCTTTGAAGTAGTCTATTAGCCGCTGGGGTACCGTGATGTCTTCGTCAGTGGAGTATTCTGGATTCTCGCACCAGCTGAAGAAATGGAACTTGAAGTCCAGCCGGGTCGGCTCCTTGCCCGCGGCCACCAGTTTGCGCGCCTCTTGGACAATATCGTAAAACTCACCGGCTTTTCCTTCTGCCGTCGACTCCAGGGTGATCTCACCGTCAATGCCTACCGATTCGAATGCGCCCGTGACGATCTCGACAGCTTTCTCAGGGTACTTGCGGCAGATCTTACCGAACTCGCTGACGTGTAGTGCCTGGAGCGTGCCGCCCCGGTATGACGTGCCTACGCGGATGGCCGAGTCATTGGCAAACACATAGGCGCCGTTTTTGTCAGAGAGGGGTTTAGGTAATTGAAAAAGTGCCTTGGCGCGGCCAGTAGCAAACAGCTGCGCAAATATCTGATTGATTGAATCCTTGCGCATGTGTTCGTAGGCGTACTTGACTTTGTTCCGGAAGATGTCGGCCGCATCAAGTAGCGAGTGGCAAATAACCCCCGCCGAAAAGTCTTTGGTGAAGAGGCAAGAGTCAAGACTGCAAAGCATTTTAAACGTTGTAAAACCCAATTGGCGGGCCTTCAGGATAGTGTCACGTGTATGACCGTTGATATAGTACTGTCGTTGTTCTTTGTTGGCCCTGAACTTTACCTTGGTGCCTTTTTTGACCTTGATGTAGTAAAAGCAGTTCAGCCTGAACCATTTCAATTTGACAGCGATTGCCAGCTCGTCAAGGGTAATGGTCCGGGCATAAAATTTTTCTATAAGAGGGTCAGCGAGGGCTACCTCATTCGCCCGTGAGATCGCCAAGAGCGTCCCCAATGTCGCCGACTACGTGGACGTTAGCTTCTATGCGCTGGCGGTTAGTGTACGCCTCGCCCATTTCTTTGGCCGCTTGTTCGGCAAGGCTGGCTGTCAGTACCGCGTTACCTTTGCCGTCCGCTGTGCGGGCCAGTCTATCCAACAAGCGCAGCCTGTAGGCTTTGTTGGCGATGGGGATGTCCTGCAGGTTGGTAAGGAAGGTTTGCCGGGTGTCTTCGAACACTTTACGCAGCTTGGGTGACAGATTGTGCCCTGCCGCCTTGTTTGGGTCATAGATTTCAGCGTGCATCCGGGTGATTGTCAGCCCGTACTCTTCTTTGACAGCCTTGGCCACTTGGTCAGGCGTGTCATAGCAGGCCAGCCGCTGGATGATGAAAATTTTCTGTTCCGGTGTCAGTTTTGCCACGTGTTTGCCCTCAAGTCTTGCGCAGTCTAGCGGCTACAGTTGCCGCAGCAGTGCGCTACTGTAACACTGTCCAGTAACGGTGTCAGCTGCGCGGCGGCCACCAGCTCGGCCAGTTTACCGTCTGCAGGACCTACGCCGTAGCGCTTCACCACGCCCACAAACTCCTCCACATCATGGCCGCGGAGCGTATAGACCGGCAGGCCAGTATCACGACTAAATTTAGGGTACCCGTAGCCGTCAAGCGCTTGGCCACAGTGGTACAACTCATGCTCCACCAGCGCCATGAACTCGCCGTCACTGCATTCCGCACAGAAATTGGCATCCAGGGTGATCAAAAAGTCAGGAATAGACCCAAACCACTCGGTTAGCTGCTGTTCCTGCCTGCCTTTTTGCCACCGCCCGCAGCGGAAGACCGGCTCTTCGGCTTGTCCGAGTATGCGGCGCCCTCTACGAGCATTTGACTCTGTGGTCCAGATGAACCCGACATAGGCATCGGCAAGGTGCGCGTGGTCTTCATTGTAGGCTGCTGACGTACTCAATACGAAATGTTCCACGGCCCAAGGCCAGAAAGATTTGTCCGCGATATAGCCTGGCAAAGGGTCATCCAGTAGCGCCAAGGGTGGCTGTGGTCTAGTCAGCATAACGTCTATTTGCCTCTGTTTTTGGCTCCAGAAAACCCCATTTTACGCCACATGGCACAACTTTGTCATTTTCTTTGAGCACTTGAGAAATATAGGGTACCAGATATTAACATCCTTATATTCTATTAACATTATATCAATTCATCAGAAAGTCTAGTAGTATATAAGACATGTGCCATGTTTTGGGGGTCAAAGCTAGGATTTCCAATGGCTGGAGCCTACGGCACAACTGAAAAAGACGCGCCACGAAAAACGTGAAAAACACGGCACAACTAAAAGACGTGCCATGGTTGTGCCCACGTTGTGCCATGCTGTAAAACCGAATGAGAGAATATTAAGATGTTAATGTGTCCAAAATGCCAAGCTACTGACGTCACCCTGGTGCCGACAACCGGCGAATGTATCGTTTGCTCATACACGCCGCAGCCGAAAATAGAAAATGTTCCACGGCCTGCGCTACCCGATGACTCCCTCCCGCCGCATCGCCTTGTCGCGTTCCGGGCACGTTACAGTTTGCGTCAATCCGGGCTTGCTAACCTGTTAGGTTGTAGTACTGTGGCTATTAGCAGCTGGGAGAACGGAAAGACACGGGTACCGAAATACATACAGTTGGCCCTCGCCGCCTTTGCTGCGGGATTATCGCCCTATGAGTGATTGACAACCGTCACAGATTGGTACTATTCTGCACTACTAACACAATAAGGTAAGGGCAAGCCGTGGCTGATATACCCGAATTACTGACACCCGATGAGGTGGCGAAAACGTTAAAAGTGACGATCCGGCACGTGTACTACTTGATCAGTACAGACCAGCTACGGGCCACCCGCCCCACACATAAAACGCTCCGGATCTATGCTGATTCTCTGGCGGCGTTTATTGCCCGTGGGGATACGCAAACATGCATATAGCAGAACAGTTAAGACTTGCGGGCGTCCCTACGTTTCCGTGTGGCGTGCGATACGACACAAACAAAAACAAATGGCTGAAATGGCCTGCCACCCCCGTAGTGGGTATGGATGAGCGCGGCAAGGCGAAGCATGAATCGTGGTTTGCATCGTCTTTGCGTCCGTACAATGACCCCCAGCTGGACTGGTCGTCTGGCGTGGCCGGTGTACCCATTCCGGCGGGCGTGGTGGTGATTGACCTCGACTTGTACAAAGGCGTCACCCGTGAAGCTGTGGAGCGTGTCTTGGGCTGTACGTTAGCGTGGGATGCGGCCTGTATCCAAACGACGATTAGCCGCGGCGAACACTACGCCTTCAGTGTCGACTGGGAGGTCAAACAGGCGGATAGTCTGGGGCTTGAAGGGTTTGACACACGCGCCGCCGGGAAAGGGTTTATCTGTACCGGGGCGGGCTATTCACCGGTTAACTTCGGCATATTGGCGCTGGCGTACCCTGCGAGTCTTCCCCGTCTGCCGGATGCCTGTCGCCATGTGTTGGAAGTGGTCAAGCTGGAACGTGTGGCACCTGCCCTGCCGGTAGCCCCCGACGCTGACATGGGCCAGATCCTTGAAGCCCTGAAATTCATTGATCCCGGTTGTTCCCGTGCCAAGTGGTTGCGCATAGGCATGGCGTTGCGGCACCAGTTCCACTCTGACGACTATACCGGCATGATGTTGTTTGACCAGTGGTCCGCCGGTCAGTTTTGGAAAGACGGCACGCCACCGGCGAACTACGTAGCGGAACACATCAGCAGTCAATGGCCGTCATTCAAGCCGGAAGGTGCGACGGTTACAACAACGATTGCGACGCTGTTCTATGAGGCCATGCGCGGGGGATGGAACCCGCCGGTGAACTTTGACACGTCCGGAGCGTTTGGTACCGCTGCAGCCGATTCGACAGTGTATCTGGGCCTGCTTGAGCGCATCATTGAAACGGGCGGGGATGTACGCCAAACGCAAGACATTATCGACGCTATCCGCTCGGCCGGGTGTAACGCACTGCAAGTAGCCCTGTTGGCTGCAGAGCTTAAAAACGCGCTCAAAGACGCCGGGATCAAAGACAGTAAAGTCAACAAACACATAGACACGCTACTCACCCCCGCAGGTCCAACAGCACCCCGCCAACAGGAAGGGTTTGTCCCGCCCGTGGGTGGCGTTCTGGATGCTGACACGCCGTTACACCCGTCAATGTGGGCGCCGATGCAGACCAAGGGCAAAGACATGAAGCCCAAGGGCACCCAGCGTAATTTTGAAATTATGATGGAGTCCTACGGCGTAATCGTGACCTACGACGAGATCAGTAAGAACGTGATCATTACAGGCCCGTCGGTACCGGGTGAGGGCACACTCCACGACGAGGCCGCACTCGCCTATCTGGACAGTCTGGCCAACCTGAATGAGTACCCCACTGCCAGTATCCGCGCAATGGTCATGATCATGGCCAACCGTAACACCGTCAACCCGGTCATCGACTGGGTGCACAGCGTGCAGTGGGATGGCTACGACCACGTTGGGGCGCTGTTCGGTCAAGTGCAACTGGAACCGGACGAAGATCCTGCGTTCTGCGAGCTGCTGTTCCGTAAGTGGTTGCGCGGGGCCTATGGGATCGGTACCGGCCGCTTGAAGAGTTGGGAATACTGCCTCGTATTCGTGGATCCTTACGGCGGTGCAGGTAAGACACGTTTCTTCTCGACACTGACGCCCCCGTCACTGTTTGCTAAAGGCGTCATCCTGGATCTGGCCAATAAGGACAGTATCAAAATGGGGATCAGCTATTGGATAACCGAGCTGGGAGAGTTAGACGGTACCTTCAGCCGATCCGACCAGAACAAACTGAAAGCGTTCATGTCATTGGACTTTGACGAGCTACGGCTACCGTACGGTCGGTCGTACTTGAAGTACCCCCGCCGCACTGCGTTTTTGGCATCCGTTAACGAACCCCAGTTCTTTGTAGATTTGTCTAACAACCGCCGGTTTTGGGCAATGGCTATACGGCACGCCAACCACTTGCATACGGTCAATGTACAGCAGATGTGGGCACAGGTAGCGCACGAAGTTATGGCCGGGGCACAGGCACATTTAACACCGCAGGAAGACCAGACGCTGTTTGCCAGAAATGAGCAATTCCGTACTGGCTCCGGGGTAGCGGACAAGCTGAGTGTCATGTCCATGACGTGGGGTCATGCAACAGACAAGTACATGACAACAAGCGAGATCCTGGCGCTTGCCGGACACGGTAACCCCAGCAAATCCGATTTGAACGAAGCGGCCCGTTGGCTACGTAGAACCGGTGTACCGTTCGGTCGCCGGGGCAGTCGCCGCGGGTTCCTATTAACCCTATCCGGCCCACAAGCGGCCGCCTTTGTCCCGCAGGTGGTGAAATGATAAAAGTAGCATCAAGTGAACAACAGAAAAAATTCCGTAAGTGTTTGGAAAACGCTATCGAGGTGAAGGTATGACCCACACTATAGTGAAATTGCTGATTAACGAAGACGGCGACTTAATACCTAAAGAAGAACAGGTTTGGCACTTGGTAGATCCTAATGATGGGTCTACTCAAATGACTTTTTGCCAAGGTCAAGTTTATGACACTGAATACGTTATCGGTCAAGCTGAAAAAGTTACTGGCAAAGAAGCCAAACGCGCTAAAGGCGGTATCACTTGCAAAGACTGCTTGCATAAAATCAAGCAAATTAAATCCATTAAATTGTAGAGGTTCCCATGCATAAACTTTACGAAAAGATAGAAGAGGCTTACCACGAATTGCAACGGGCTTTCCATGCGGTAGACTGCTTTGAAAACTTAGGTAAAGAAGCCAACCCGCGGGAAACTTTCACGCCGCCTGTTTTGCGGTACCTGTTTGTCGACCGCCGTTTTCGCATGGAAATTTTTGAATATCCACGGTACCGCAGGGCCATGGCAGAGCACCAAATCCGGTTTGAAGATGGGGCGGAGTTCTTTTGTTTCAGACGACACAAACTTGAAGTCATAGTAGTCGATAAACCTGGCTTTTTACTGGTGGTGTGATGACAGACATAATGCTGGACCTCGAAACAATGGGTACCGATTGCGATGCGGCCATAGTCCAAATCGGTGCGGTAGCGTTTGACTTTAACACCGGCAGGACTATGCCGGGCGTTTACCTGGCTGATGTCTCTATGTACAGCTGTGTGGCAGAAGGCGCCAGCATCACACAAGATACGGTCGCTTGGTGGGCCAAGCAAGGCGGGTTCACCCATGCCAGCCCCCCGGTTCTGGTACGTCAGGCGCTGCAAGGCTTACAGTCGTACGTATGGGCATATCAGCCTAAGCGCATTTGGTGTCAAGGCCCGCATTTTGATATCGCTATTTTGCAATGGTACGCAAAGCGTATCGACATAGAGTTGCCTTGGGCGTTCTGGGATGTTTGCGACTGCCGTACGCTGATGACACTTGCCAGTAATAAAGGCTGGGTGCGCAACAAAAAGGCCACACACCGTGCGGACCAAGACTGCTTACTTCAGGTAGAGCAATTGCATTCCGCGATGACGTGGCTTAATACATGGGGGTGGCAATGAAATTCCGCATAGAACGTGTTTGCAAAAGCACCGGCAAGAAGGGTTACTACCTGGATAGTTTTCGCCCCGGCGGTTGGGTGTTTGCTGTCGAGCCAACCCGCACCTGTATGGCCTTGGGCGTCAACTCAAAAGAATTCTACTACCAAGTGGTTCCGGCACCTGAAAAGCTGCCATTGTCTTCAACATTGCAAAGAAGTGTAAATATTCCCGCGTCACCGGTGACGTGAGCTAATATGCAATCACGCGCTGGATAATGGCGCGAGGCAAACCGGAGAATCCAATGTTTATTTTACTTATCTACTTTCTTGTGATGATTCTTATCATCGTCAGTGCAACAAAAAACCGATGGGAACCAACGCCAATGTTGGTATTGTCAATAATCTTTTGGCCGCTTCCTCTAATCGTGTTTTTCTATAAGTGCTTTAGGAGAACAAAATCATGAAACACTACGCCCCGTTACTGTGTGTTAGCCAATTTTTTGGAACCACACAGAAGACCCATAAGACTCAATGCGAGAAGCGCGTTGTGCCTTCCAAAGTTACCAACGTCCGCGACGAGATTACCTGTCCGGTAAATGGCGCTTGGAGACTGGCCAGAAAATACGGTTTTAAAGAAGAAAGGCTGGCGTTGCTGCTGGATCCGCACACGCTGTCCGCTGTTTGTTCCAATAAATATACGGGGGTGATTCAATGCGCTTAAAAATAGTGTGGAATGCGGCTGAACATGAAAAATTTGTAGATCACACCGGTACCCGCCGCGACCGTTTCCAGTGGATCGGCCGTGCGCCTGACCAGCGGTACGAGATCACAAGGGCGCCTGACGGTTCGGTCCGTGGGTACACCCTTAAGCATTACGTCCGTGAGGCAACGGGTGACTGGGGGCTGCGCGTTGGTGACTACACCAATCTGGCGTTAGCGAAGAAAGCCGCACAGGCGGACATACAACCGGTGCGGGAGATAACAGCTACGCACAAGGGCACCGGCATACAAGCCTACTGCCTCCAGATCGGCGGGCGGCTTTACAGCGACCGGGGCATGTTGTTGTCTGAGCAGTGGGTACCGGTAATAACCTCGCGTCTGTGGGCGCGGATAACTTCGGGGGTTGTATGGCTTGTAAAGCGAAGCAGGTAAACGATCAGATGCACTGCACTTGCGGCCTCCAATGGGATGTAAACGACCCCGAGCCGCCAGAATGCCGTAAGCCTGAAGAACAACCCGGATTCCAACAAGTTTTGAGAGAGTTGGAAAACGATTACGCCCAAGACATTTTGAGAGAGTTGGAAAATGATTCGTAAACTATTAACTGGTGCCTTGTCTGACATGTCGGATACTGAACTGTTTGCTGCAGTCTATCGCGACCACTTAACTGGCACATACAACCGTAGGGCTTTTGAAGTCGACCCGCCGGAATACGTTGCTTTGGTTGATATGGATTCGCTCAAATACGTTAACGACACCCAAGGCCACCGCAAAGGCGACGAGTACTTGCAGGAACTGGCCAAAGCGCTGGTGAAGGTATTCGGTGACGAAGCGGTCTACCGTATCAGCGGTGACGAGTTCGCCGTATCTATGGACTCAGGCGGCCTGCGCAATCGTGAGGCGCTGCTATCCTTGCGTCGGGAATTGCCGTGGTTTAGCGTGGGTTTTGGCACCTCCCTACCCATAGCAGACAGTTGGCTACGCCGTGATAAGCGTGCGCGTGAACGCTCTGGAAACCGTGCCGCACGGGGCGAAACGCCACCTTGGGTGAAGTCATGATCGTTAACAGCTACTTTTCCGGGTGTGGCCTGTTTGACTTGGGCTTGTATCAAGCCGGGTTGACTATTGGCCAGTCTTTCGAGTTGGACCCGGCCGCTGCACGTGTGCAAAGGGAGAACCTTAAGCACGCCGTCACCGAGTGCGACATCACGAAAAAGCTGGCCCTAACGGATTCTGAGTGCGACATCATGGCCTTTACGTACCCATGCACCAAGTACAGCCGGATCGGAGACATTCACGGTGTGCGCACCGGGGACGATCTGTTCTTGCACGCTTTGCGGCACTTAGCCCTCAGGAAACCCGAGGCTTACGTGATTGAGAACGTGCCGGGTATGAAAGCTTTCCCTGTCGTTATGGAGGCCATGACTAAACTACCAGATTACTGGGTAACAACTTTTTGCCCCATAAAGTCCGAGACGTGGCTACCACAAAGGCGGGACCGGTTGATCATCTTCGGAACCCGCAAACCCTTTACGTTCAGGGCGCCAGAGGTTTCAAAGTCTACGCGCCTGCGGGATATTTTGGAAACCGATCCGGTAGTCACGGTCCCGTCTGCGGTAGCAAAGCGAATGCAAGGCCAGTACCGCGACCTGCCCATAGTATCCGACCCGGACAAGGGGGACCTTGCGCCTACCTGC